CTTGAATTGTCTCGCAGGTCCTGTTAATAATAACTTCACAAGTACAAATTTATAATTATGACATACACAGAATTATTACAAAAGATTAGAGACTATACCGAAGTAGATGCAAATGTTCTTACATCCACTATCTTAGATGGTATTATTGAAAATGCTGAGTTTAGAATATTTAGAGATATTGATTCTGATAATAACAGAAGATATGCTACAGCTAATTTAATTACTTCTGATAGATTTATTTCAAGACCAGCTGGTTTATTAATTGTTAGATCTGCTCAAATTGTTGATTCTGATGGAAGTTCTGAACCTGATAATAGAGAATTTTTACAATATAGAGATACTAGTTTTATGTCTGAATTTAATCCTACGGGAGGAACTGGTGTTCCAAAATATTACAGTTTATGGGATGAACAAAACATTGTAGTAGCCCCTACTCCTGATGCTACTTATGAAATTCAATTAAATTATATCTTGAAAGATCCTGGATTATCTAGTACAAATACTACAACATATATAAGTCAAAATTTTCCCAATGGGCTTTTGTATGCATGCCTAGTCGAGGCTTACGGTTTTTTAAAAGGGCCACAAGACCTCTTGCAATTATACGAACAAAAGTATAAACAAGTAGTTGAAGGCTTCTCAATTGAACAAATGGGAAGAAGAAGAAGAGATGAATATCAATCAGGTGTTCCTCGAATCGGAAAATAAAATAGGAGATATACTATGGCTATAACACAAGCAATCGCAAATGCTTTTAAGAAACAATTATTAGAAGGAGATCAAAACTTTTCTTCATCTGGTGGTGATGTTTTTAAATTAGCGCTTTATACTTCTTCAGCAACTCTAAACTCAGCAACTACTTCATTCACAACTACAAACGAAGTTGCGAACACAGGTACTTACGCATCGGGTGGTGATCCATTAGCAGGTCAAAATACTTCAATTGCATCAGGTGTTGCAATTGTAGACTTTGCAGATTTATCATTTACAGGTGTAACGTTGACAGCTAGAGGTGCAATGATCTACAATACATCTTCTGCAGTTACTAATGCAGCAGTTGCAATTTTAGATTTTGGAGCAGATAAAACAGCTACATCAGGAACTTTCACAATACAGTTTCCGGCATTTACTACAGCAGCAGCTATATTAAGAATATCTGGTTAAGGAGAATTAAATGGCGTTAGTCGTAAACGATAGAGTTAAAGAAACCTCTACCACTACTGGTACGGGCGTTCTTACTCTTGCAGGAGCAGTAACAGGGTTTGAAACTTTTTCTAGTGCAATTGGAAATACGAACACAACGTATTACGCAATTGTAAACACCGTTAATGCAGAATTTGAAGTTGGATTAGGAACAGTAGGAGCAGGTACTTTAACTAGGACTACTGTTATATCATCATCAAATTCTGATAGTGCAGTAGATTTTGCAGCGGGCACAAAAAATGTTTTCTGTACTTTACCGGCATCAAAATCAGTAATACTAGATGCAAGTGGAAACATTGTTGCAAACAATGGAAGTAACTTAACAGATTTAAATGCAAGTAATCTAACTTCAGGAACTGTTCCTGATGCAAGATTTCCAGCAACACTTCCAGCTTTAAATGGATCCGCACTAACAGCATTGAATGCAACACAATTAACTTCAGGTACAGTACCTGACGCAAGATTCCCATCAACACTTCCAGCTGCTAATGGAAGTAATTTAACAGATTTAGTTGCTACAAATATAGCAACAGGTTTAGTTCCAACCGCAAGACTAGGAACTGGTACAGCTTCATCTACAACTTTTTTAGCAGGTGATCAAACTTACAAAACTATTACTGCAGACATTACAGCAGTCACAGCTGGGGATGGTTTAACAGGTGGCGGATCTTCAGGAGACGTTACATTAAACGTTGGAGCTGGAAACTTAATTGATGTTCAAGCAGATCAAATAGATGTTGATCTTTCAGAATTAACTACATCTACATCAGACGCTGATGGAGATTTCTTTGCTGTAGTTGATGCAGCAAACGCACAGAAAAAACTTACAAAAGGCAATATTGCTATTTCAGGTTTTAATAATGACAGTGGATTCATTGATGGATCTGCTTTAAATGCTTCTAATTTAAGTTCAGGAACTGTTCCTGACGCAAGGTTTCCAGCGACTTTACCAGCTTTAAATGGAAGTGCTTTAACAAATTTAGATGCAGCTAATTTAGCGACTAATTTAGTTCCAACCGCAAGACTAGGTACAGGAACAGCTTCTTCTACAACTTTTTTAGCAGGGGATCAAACCTATAAGACTATTACTGCAGATATTACAGGTGTTACAGCAGGTTCTGGTTTAACAGGTGGCGGAACTACAGGTGATGTTACATTAAACGTTGGTGCAGGTGCTCTTATTGATGTCACAGCAGACGCTATCGATGTAGATTTATCAGAACTTACAACCTCTACTTCAAATGGAGATGGAGATTTTTTTGTTGTAGTTGATTCTTCTAATAATCAAAAAAAATTAACTAAAGGTAATATTAACAACTCAGGTTTTAATAATGACGCTGGCTACACAACAAACGTTGGTGACATTACAGGCGTTACAGCAGGATCTGGTTTAACAGGTGGTGGAGCTTCAGGTTCTGTTACCTTAAACGTTGGAGCTGGGACAGGTATTGATGTTGCAGCGGATGCAGTTTCAGTTGATGTATCAGACTTTATGTCAAATGGTTCTAACAATAGAATTGTAACTGCAACAGGTACAGATGCAATGAACGCTGAAGCGAATTTAACATTTGATGGTTCTACCTTAACTGTAACTGGTGCCGCTTCTGTTGCAGGGCATATTACTCCAGGAACAAATGATACTTATGACTTAGGAGCTGTAGGAAATGTTTGGAGAAACATATACACTGGTGACTTACATTTATCTAACGAAGCAAAAGATGAAGGTAATGCTATTGATGGTACAAAAGGTAATTGGACAATCCAAGAGGGTGCTGAACATTTATATATTTTAAATAATAAATCAGGTAAAAAATATAAATTTAAGTTAGAGGAAATTTAATGATTTTTAATTTTGACACAAAACAATACGATAGTGAAAAATTATCTGATCAAGGTAAAATGTATTTATCAAAGCTTCAAAATATTGTTGCTAAAAAACAAAATTTAACTTTAGAATTTAATGATTTAGAAGTTCTACAAAAACATTATTCTGATTTATTAAAACCAGAATTACCTAAAGAAGAAAAAGAAGAACAAAAAACAGGAGCCTAATTCATGGCCCTAGGAGTTACCGCATATTCAGAGGCACCCTTCAGTGCAGAAGATTCTAGTGTAATTGTATATCCTTTAGGTATTCAATTAACAGCTCAAGAAAATTCAGGTATCATTAATATAGATGTAGATGTTTCTGTAACAGGTCAAGCTTTAACTGCAGCAGAAGGAACTGTGCTTGGTTCTTCATTTGTGTTAGTTTCACCAACTGGTCAAGCTTTAACATCTAGTTTAGGAAGCACCACAGAAGCATCAATAGGACAACAAGTTGACGTAACAGGCTTTGATTTAAATTTTAACCTAGCTAGTTCTACACAGGATACTTTAACAGCTTTTGGCGAAGCACCTTTTGCAACATTAAGTCCAGCTACATTCCTTGTTAATGTTGGAATAGAAGCTACAACAGGTGGTATTGTTGGAACATTCCCTTTACCTATGTCTTTAGGTAATGTTACGGAAATTACAGCAGATGCTCTTGTTAATTTAACAGGTTTCCCATTAACAATGCAGGAAAATACTCCAGGAGTTGTTGGAGATGCAAATGTTTCAATTACAGGATTTTCAACACCATTAGTTTTAGGAACTGCTCAAGGTTTTACTGATGTTACAACAGAAGATGTAACAGGTATAGGATTTAATATAAACTTAGGAAGTGTTATTGCTTTCGCTGATGTAGATGTTTCAATCACAGGTTTCCCACTAACAATGCAGGAAAATGCTGCAACAGTTACTGGAGATGCTAACACTACTGCAACAGCTTTACCTATGACAGCTGCTCTTGGTACAGCTGTTTTAGACGCTAACACTTTAGTAGATTTAATTGGTTTTGATTTAACCATGCAGGAGGGAACTGCAACAGCACCAGATTCATTAGCTATATTAACAGGAATTGAAATGACAATGGCTGAAGGAAGTGTTGTAGGTCCTGTTATATGGAACCCAGTACCTACAGGTAATGCACCTATAGATCCTCCAGGTTGGAAAGAAGTAGCTTGATTTATGGTGATAATATAATTATAATTGTATATTTAGGAATTTAAAAAATGGCAAATACTACATCAACAAGTTTAAAATTAACTGTACAAGCTACTGGAGAAAATTCAGGGACTTGGGGTCAAATTACTAATACTAATTTACTTATTTTAGAGCAAGCTATTGGTGGATATGATGCAGTAGGTTTAAATGCAACCACTGGTGCAACCTTGACTTTTTCAAATGGTGTTTTATCAAATGGTAAAAATCAAGTTTTAAGATTAACAGGAACTATTACAACTGCTGTTAATGTTACAATTCCAGACTCTATAGAAAAAACTTATTTAGTTGAAAATGCAACAACAGGTGCCTTTACCGTAACCTTTAAAACAACTAGTGGGACAGGAGCTACTTGGTCTACCACAGACAAAGGGTATAAAATTTTATATTCAGATGGAACTAATGTTGTAGATATTACAGCAGACTTAGGAGATATTACTGCTGGCGACGTTACTTCAGGGAGCATAACTGCTACAGGAAACATTGTACCTGGTGCAAATGATACTTATGATCTAGGAGCTGTAAGTAATGTATGGAGAAACATATATACAGGAGACTTACATCTTTCTAATAAATTTAAAGAAAAAGGTAATATAGTTGATGGAACTAAAGGAAATTGGACTTTACAAGAAGGTGAAAGTGATATATTTATGATTAATAATATATCTGGAGAAAAATTTAAAATTAATTTATCTAAGATAAAAGGAGATTCATAATGGGACTATTTTCAGACGGAACAGAAATTATTAATGGGGGAGAACTACTAGAAGGTGGTATTCCTACAGCAACTATTGTTCCATGGACAGATTCATCAGTACCATCTGGATTCTTAGAATGTAATGGTGCAGCAGTTTCAAGAACAACTTATTCTGCATTATTTGCAATTGTAGGTACTACTTACGGCGCAGGTAATGGTTCAACCACTTTTAACGTTCCTGATTTAGCAGATAACGTACCAGTTGGAAAATCTAATAACAAAGCTTTAGCATCTACAGGTGGAGCAAATACTGTAACCTCAACAGGAAATGTTGCTGGTTCAACAGCAAATGCTACTTTATCGACACCGCAACTTTCTTCTCATAGTCACTCTGTCGCTTTAAACGCTGGTATGACAGGTGGAGAACCTTTTACAGTACAACAAATTTCCAGACCTCAATTTGGTAATGGACAACCTATATCTGCTACCTCAGGTAATGCAGGAAGTGGTGGTGGTCACTCTCACAATATGAGTGCAAACTTTAGTGGTGATGCAACTTCCGTTGTTCAACCTTATTTAGCATTAATTTATATTATTAAAACTTAGGAGAAAAATGGCAACGAACGCAACATGGACAGTAGTATTTGAGGACCAAACAGTTATTAAGCAGACAGGAGATGCTGCAAAAACTGGTTATATTATTAACGATGATGTTTTTTGGAATCAATCTAAATTTTCAAACATTTGGGCTATTCAATATGGTACTTCAAATACTTCTGATGAAGTAGAATATAGAGATGGCACTCCTCACTCTGCTTATGATTCCTCTGTATTAGGTGATATTAATGATTTTATTACAAGATGGGATTCAGCTCATTTAGCAAAGTTACAATCTGATTGGGACAACGATAACCTTGTTAATGATGATGGTACTCCTGCTGAAACAGAAGCAGAAAAGATTTCTAGACTTGGGGCTAGACCAACTTCTTATTCTTCATAATCTTCTATAAACAAAGTTGCCGTAAATCTTTTAAGATTTACAATTTCACTTTTTTGAGGAGAGTGCATCCAATTAGACGGAAATAAAACAGCTCTGTTTTCTCTAAAACCTACGTGAATATCCAATTCACCTTTAGTATAAAAAACAGTTCCATTAGTTACTGCAGTAGGCCCACTAATCATTATAAGAGCATTTAATTTAGAAAGTCCTACATCATCGTGTGGAATAAAACGATTTAAATTTCTTTGATCTATTCCTGAACTATGTTGTATTTTATTAATTTTGATATTAAATTTTTTTTCAACTTGTTTAGTAAATATTTTTTCAATCGCTGGTTCGTATGTAAAATACCATCTATTACCATAAAAATTTTCTTGATTTTTTTCTGTAGTGCCTTCAAGAAAACAAGGTGAATAAAAAGCTTTATTCAAAGTAAAATCTTGTATAAATTTTAAATCATTTTCTTCAAAAAAATTATCTAATATTTTAATCATTTTTAAGCATCATCCAAGAAGTTAAAATATATTTTTCATTAGATAGTGGTGAGTTACCTCTATGAACATATGGGAAACTTGCAGGCCAAATAACTATTCTACCTTTTTTAGGTTTTACTCTTTTTGAGAAATGTAAAAATTCTGTTTCTCCTCCTTCTTTCACATCATTTAAATATATTGAAAAAGCAAAAGCACGCGATGCAGTATCGTATGTTCTTCCATGTTCAACATGCCAAACATGATATCCTTGAGTAGGTAATGTTTTTTGTATCTTTAGAGTGGTAAAATGAAGAGGTACTTGATCGTAAGTTTCTGAAGCACCTGTATTTTGATCATAATGAATCCAAGCTAACTCATAATTAACCATCATACTTTTTAATTCACTCCACCAAATGTTTAAATTATCCGGTGTTGCAAAATATTGATTATCGTGTTTATGTAATACCGATGCATTTTCAAATTGAATTCTATTTAATGTTTTATTAAATTTATTTTGATCTTCAAACAATTTAATCGCTTTGTCACATTCTTCTGGTAAAATGTAGTTATCGTAAACTCCAATAAAATTTTCTATGTTAGCTGTTTTTTTCATGTATTTTTTTTATTTCTTTTTCTAAATTATATATTGCAGGGCTATTTTTTGCCATATTAAATATTAAACTATATCTTTTTTCTTCATTTTTTGATGCGTCAAAACCATGAAGTATGTTTGGAGGAAATATATAATATTCTCCAGGTTGAGGAGTTATTTTTAAATTTAGTTCTGGTAAAATTAAATCACAACCTTTGGTTAAATACAAAATTCCATGATAACAAGGGTGCTCGTGATAAGACACTAAATCACCTTTTTTTATTTCATTACCCCAAGCATCACTAATTATATTTTTTGAAAAAAAATATTGGAACAAATCAGGATGAGTTGTTTGATGATTATTTATTAAATAAGTTATGAATTTGGTAAATGAGGGTTTATTTAAAAAATAAGTCCAATCTGTCATTCCACCTTTTACGTTTGTGTAATTTTCCATATTTGAATTTAAATTATTTTTTATCTCCATTATAAATTGATGAATAAGTTCTGGCAAAAAATATGTGCCAAAAATAATTTCTACTTTTCTTGGGTAAGTAATAACTAAACTATTTTTGTGTTCATTGATTTTATTTTTATCTAGAATATTTATCATTTTTTTTTGCCTGTATCTTTAAAATAAGAATCATACTTGTGATGAGTAAATGGACCGTGTTGATTTACATAGTGAAAAAAAACTTGAGCTATACCCTCTCCTTTATAAATACCCGGTCTTCCGTGTTTTTGATCACAACCTGCATATAAAACTGCATCACCTTCTTTTAACTCAAATGATGTTCCTTCAACTATAATAGGCCAGTTATCATATTTTTTTACACAGGCTGTAACAGATATTTCACATGATGGCCTGTCGGTATGTTTTTTTAAAGTGGCACCAAAAACATAATATCTCCAATAAGCGTAAGTAGGAAATAGTTTTAAGTTACTTTCTTTTTCTACTAAAGGTAATTTTGTATCTAACAAAGCAGTCATTAAAGGATCATGGTACCACGCAGGTGAAAAAGACTGATTATCAATTTGATAATCTTTATTTTGATCCACTTTATTATAACAGTATTTTTGATAAACTTTTAATTCATCTTTATTAAAAAAATTTTTTATTAATTTATAATTTACTGCAGCCATGATACTATACTATATCTAGTTCCTTTTGTTATAGGTTGAATACTATGTGGATACATAAAATTACTAGGAAAAAAAACTATTGATCCTTTACAAAGTTTTATTCTTTTAATTTCTTGATCTTTTTGATCTGTAAAAATTAAATCTCCACCTTTATATTCATCGTTAAGATTCATAATTACACTTAAATATCTAAGTGAGTTACTATAATGATCAGTGTGAATTTCATATTTTCCACCAGGGTAATATTTTAATAAGTCTATTTGATTAACAATACTACTATCCATTTTTGGAAATTTAGATTTGTAATGAAAATATAATCTTTCTATTTCAGTTTTAATATAATTCCAATAAAAAAGGTTTGTAGGAGTATTAAAATTTAAATGATATCCATTTACATTTCTTATGTCAGTACATACTCCACTTTTCACACTTAATTTTTTTTTAGATTTTTTATTTATCAAAGGTATAATTTTATCTATAAATTCAGGGGAAATAATATTTTTTAATTCAACAATAAAATCTGTATGATCCATTATTTTTTTACTCCATAAAATATACCTAAAGTATATCGGGCACTACTTTCCCCTAAACCTTGTAAACAAGTATGGTAAATATCACATCCATTAAAAAAAATAGCTCTGTTCTCTACAAAACCAATATATGTATTTAAATTTCCTTTATGATAAAAACCAGTTCCATTATACGTAATTTCTTTACCTTTAAGATATATTAAACAATTAAATTTGTTTTTGTAAATTCCTTTAGCACAAGTAGTATCCTCATCTACGTGAGGACTTAAATTATTTTTATTATCTCTCATTTGAAAGCCTGCAGAAAGAACTTCTAATTTATTGTTGTTTGGAAAAAAACAATTTTTAATTTTGTCAAAAATCCATTTGTTTTCTTTATTTTGCTTAAACTCATGAGATAAACCATATAAACCAAATTCATTAGTATTTGGAGAATAACTTATTTTATTTAAATTATTTACTAAAATATTGTATTCACTATCACTAAAAAAATCATCAATTATTTTAAGATTTAAGGCGTTAACTGCAGGTTTAATAATTACATCTTTCATTCTTTATATATTTAATATATAAACCACTATATGCTACAAAAATTAAATTTCAAGCCCGGTTTTGACAAAATGGTTACAGAATCAGGGGCCGAAAGTCGATGGATCGATGGCGATTTTGTTAGATTTAGATATGGACTACCTGAAAAAATAGGGGGTTGGTCACAACTTACTAATTCTAATAATACATTACCAGGTGTAGCAAGAGCGCAACATGCGTTTGCTGCTATAAATGGTGAAAAATATGTAGCTATAGGAACCTCACAAGGTTTATTTTTATATTACAGTGGAGAATTTTTTGACATTAGTCCTTTAGCTACAGCCATTACTGGAGCTACCTTTGATGCAACGTCAGGATCTTCAACAGTTACAGTTAACAAAACTGCTCATGGTTTATTAGATGGAAGATATGTAACATTTTCATCTGTTACCGTCCCATCTGGCTCAGGTTATGCAATAAGTGATTTTACAGATAATACTTTTGAAGTATTAAACAAAACAGATAATACTTTTCAAATTACAATGCCTACAAATTCTGCAGGTTCAACATCAGCGACTGGATCAGCAACAATTGATCCTTATGAAATTGTTGGTCCTACTTTTCAAACTGCAGGTTTAGGTTGGGGTACAGATACATGGGGCTCAAGCACATGGGGAACTGCAAGTGCAACTAGTAATGTAATTTTAGATCCAGGTTTATGGTCTTTAGATAATTTTGGTCAAATACTTGTTGCAACTATTCACAATGGTAAAACATTCACTTGGAATGCAGGTGCCGGAACCCCTAGAGCAAACAGAGCAGCCATTATGTCAGGTGCACCTACTAAAACAAGATTAACACAAGTATCTGATAGAGATAGACATGTATTTCATTTTGGAACAGAAACAACTATTGGCGATATCACAACTCAAGATCCAATGTTTATTAGATTTAGTGATCAAGAAAATTTTAACGTATATCAACCAACAGCAACTAATACTGCAGGGACGTTTAGATTAGATAAAGGTAACGAAATTATTGGAGCTGTATCTGGTAAAGATTATACTTTGGTTTTAACAGATACATCAGCATATGTAATTCAATTTGTTGGACCACCATTTACTTTTTCAGTTAGACAAGTTGGTACTAACTGTGGATTGATTGGACAAAATGCACTTAGTTATTCTAATGGTATTGTGTTTTGGATGTCAGGGGAAGGTGGGTTTTTTATGTTTGATGGTACTGTAAAATCTATTCCTTGTGAAGTTGAAGACTTTGTATTTAGCACAACAGGGGATAATTTAGGAATTAATCAAAGTTCAAATCAATTAGTTTATGCAGAACACAACACATTGTATAATGAAATTAATTGGTTTTATGCCGAGTTTGGATCTACTCAAATTAATAGATGTGTAGTATATAATTACGCAGAAAGGGTTTGGACTACCTCATCATTAGCTAGAACTAGTTATATAGATCAAGGACTTTTTGATTTGCCTTATGCAACGGAATACAATTCGACCTCTTTACCTAACTTTCCAATTCAAGGTATAACAGCAACCTATGGTGCATCTATTTACTATGCTCATGAAACCGGAACCGATCAAGTAAATTCATCTGGTACAACTTCTATTGATGCTTTTATTCAATCAGGTGATTATGATATAGCAAGTAGATCAAGTGCTTTAGGAACTCAAACAGGTGTTGCAGACTTTAGAGGAGATGGTGAATATATCATGTCAGTTAAAAGATTTATACCTGATTTTCAGGTATTAGAAGGAAACTCAAAAATTACTTTACTTCTAAATGATTACCCTAATGGCACAGCTGCAAGTTCTCCCCTTGGACCCTTTACAGTTAGCTCATCTACTGATAAAGTAGATACTCGTGCAAGGGCAAGACTAGTAGCACTTAAAATAGAAAATGATGCAGTTGGAGAAACCTGGCGTTATGGTACTCTTAGACTGGATGCAAAACCAGACGGAAGAAGATAATGGCAATAGATAAAAGAATAAATTATGAAATGCAAGGTGATGAAAAACCAGCAAGAAATTATTTAGGTAAACAAAAAACTGTAACCGTTCCTGTTAAATGGAAATCTAGTCCAGAAGCTCCTGCAACAGAATTAGCTTATATTACTAAAAAAGAAAAAGATTTATTAATTAAAAAAGATTTACATGGTTCTTTAAAAAAAGGCCCTAATACTGGTCCTTCAGGGATTATGTCTTTAGACTCCCAAGGAGATTATACCAGAGATAGAAGTCAAGACGCAGCTAGAAGTCAAATGTCTAGAAGAGATAGTGAAGCGGCTGTGAGACAAGAAGCGGAACGTAAAAAAGTTTTAACAGGTCAAGTAGATAGAGGTCAAACGGCAAAGACAGGTCCAAGAACAAGACAATATTCTAATTTACCAGAAATTATAACTATGCCTGATGGTACAAGTAAATATATTGGATCAGCTTATAAAAGCTATGGTCAACCAAGTTTTTTTGGAAATTTATTTAGTAGAGGTGCGCCAGGTTATAGAGGTATAAAAGGATTACCTGTATTTGGAACACCTACATTTGAAACTAGAAAAAGACCCGATGGTAGTCTTGAATATTTTACTGAAGATGAAGAGTTTGGAGAAACTAGAAATGCAGTTCCTCTTGGAATATTTGGATTAGTAAAAAATATTTTTGATTCTTTTAAAAAACCAAAAGATATGTCTGAATTTAATAAACTTAGTTTAACCGCTCCTGCAGATCAAAAAGTTTATATGCCTAAAGGCGCTGATCCTTCTATGGTTATTAACAATCCTTTTGATAGATTACTATTTGCAGATCCTACTCAAGATATTTCTCCATCAAAGGTTGAAGTAGATTCTTCTAGTTTAGTGCCTAACGTAAGTTCTTCTAATTTAATATCACTTATACCAGAACGGATAAACTCTGCTTTATATGCAGAGCAAGACACAAATGATCAACAACCTTTAGTTGATGAATCGTCTAAATATGTAAGTAGACCATATCCTTTTTTTCCTTATAGCGGGAGCGTTTAATGGCTAAAGTAACTGCCTATATACCTGAACCGAAACAAGAGTATGAAGTAGACAATCAAAGACAAATTTTAGAGTCTATTGCTACAGTAAAAGATCAACTTAATTTTTCATTTCAAAATGACTTGAAAGAAGAGCAAGATACATATAATTATTTTTTATCATGACCATACAATATAAAAGCGAAGTATTTGATTTAACGACTACTAACTTAACTACAGTATTAACAGTAGCGACTTCCGCAGTAGCAATTGTAAAAACAGTTCAAACAGTGCATGATACTGCTAGTTCAGTGGACATAGATTTACTTTTAAAAAAATCAGGGGGTAGTAATGTTATTATTGGTCATGAAGACTTAAATAAAGAGACTGTTAACATGTTAAAAAATACCTTGAATTTAGAAGCAGGGGACGTTATAAAGATGCAAGCGGGGACAGCAAATGAAATAACAGGTGCTGTGAGTTACGCTTTAATAGATAGGTCGCAACAAAATGGATGATAATATTTTAAAAATAGATTGTACTACAACAGTAGTATTAAGAAATACTAGAACAAATAAGATATACAAAGACGAAGCAGAGAAAGAAGCTGATATAGCAGATCCTAATACTGAAACAGTCGCAGAGCATATTGCTCAAGATTTAACAGTACAGGTATCTCCGAAAGGACTAAACATTTTACAGAAAGTCATGAATGATAATAAGAAATCAAACACCTAAAGGTGGAACAGAATTACAGTTTGAGTATTTAGAAAAATACGTAGATAAAAAATTATTAGATCAAGTTCAGATTACAACATCTGTACCTGAAAAAATTCCATTACATCCAACTAAAGTAAATATACTTTGGCAAAAGAATTCATATGATCAACCGAATCTTGCACCATGGTTTCAAGATAAATCTAATCATAAAAAGTATGATTGGTATGTTTTTAATTCTCATTGGACTTTTGAAAAATTTAGAATGATGTTTGGATTACCATTAGAAAAATGTGTAGTTATTAAAAATGGTATAGATTACATTAAAAAAGCTGAACCTTACAAAGAAGGTGACCCTATAAAAATCATTCATCAAAATACACCGTGGAGAGGATTATCTGTTTTACTTGGTGCTATGCAATTAGTTAAGAACCCATTAATTACTTTAGATGTTTATTCATCAACAGAAATATATGGCAAAGATTTCATGGAAAAAAATGATGATAACTATAAAGAACTTTATGAACAAGCAAAACAATTACCTAATGTAAACTACATAGGTTACAAACCTAATAGTTATATTAAAGATAACATACATAAATATAATATGTATGTGTATCCAAGTATATTTGAAGAAACATCTTGTATATCTTTATTAGAATGTATGGCAGGTGGTTTATATTGTATCACAACCAATTTAGGTGCACTATTTGAAACAGGTGCAGAGTTTCCAATGTATGTTCCTTATGATGATAATTATATGAGACTAGCTTCTAAATTTGCTTATGGAATAGAAGCTGCAGCTAAAACTTTACATCATCCACAAATACATAATCACATAGAGTCACAATCTCATTATGTTAACATTTATTACAATTGGAATAAAATAGGCAATGGATGGACCAATTTTTTAAAAGGAGCTATCAATGCAAAATCCCAATAAACCTATATGGTTTAACAAACCTGATGATTCAGAAGTAACCACAATTAATTTAACAGAAGCTAGTAAACATTCTAATTATAGAATAATGGTGTGTACTCCTTGTCATAGTGATACTTCTATGCATTACACACAAGCTGTTTTAAAATTTCAACAAGAGTGTATGCAAAAAAGAATACAAGTTAGTTTTACATTATTAAAATCTTCTTTAGTTACACAAGGTAGAAATTTATGTGTAGCTGAAATGTTAAATCATCCTGATAATTATACTCATTTATTATTCATAGATTCAGATATCGACTTTCAATTTTCTACTATTGAAAAAATGTTAGATGCAGATCGTGATGTTATAGCATGTCCTTATCCTATGAAAATGTTAGACTGGGATAAGATATGGAGAAGAGTCAATAATAAAGAAGATGCAATTACCTCTGCTCAAGATTTATCAAGAGCTGGCTTTACTTACCCAATAAAAGTAAAAGATAAAAATAACATTATAGCTGATAAAGGTATCATAGAAGTAACTCACGCTCCTACAGGATGTATGTTAATTAAAAGAAAAGTATTAACCAGCATGATTGAAAAATACCCTGAGTTAGAAATATTTCAACCCACTTACATTAATGGTGTAGAAGAAAAAAAAGATAATATGTATAACTTATTTGACACAATCCATGACCCTAAGACTAAGCGTTATTTTGGTGAAGATTTTGGTTTTTGTGAGAGATGGGGTAAAATGGGTGGTAAGGTTCATATCTACGTAATGGATGTAATAACACATGTTGGAGAGTTTCAATACTGTGGTAGTTTTTATGATGATTTATACCAAGGTCATAGACCTGCAAAGCATGCCAAACCGCTTGACGAAGATACAAAAATCAAATAAAGTATAGTATTTTCAGGATATCTATGCCTGCTCAACAATATAAATGTATTTAAATTATGGCAATATCAAGAATGCAACAACCCAGACAATTATACGGACTAGGAAGTTTAGTTAAATCAATAGGTAAGACAGTTAAAAAAGTTGTTAAATCACCTATTGGTAAAGCTGCTTTAATAGGTCTTGGTGGTGCAGGTCTAATGGGTATGGGTCCTTTTTCAGGACTTGGAGCACTTGGATCAAAAATTGGAGGAGCTCTTTTTGGTGGTGCAGGTATTGGACCAGCAGGTAAGTTCGGAACAACCAAAGGAATTTTAAGTAGTCTAATGGGTAAAATCCCTGGCGGTGGATACACTCTAGGAGCAATAGGAAGTATTTTAGCTGCTTCAGGTATGAGTCCAGAAGAGATAGAAGCAACTAAAAGAGATCCAGAAAAAGTAAAAATTTATTTAAGAGATTATTATAGTAAAACAAATCCTGATGCATCTGCTGAAGAAGTAGAAGAGTTTGTTACAACCAATACATCTGAGTATGCTGTAGGTGGTAGAGTTGGTTTAGAAGCTGGAGCTAATAAAGATTTTCAAGAATATTTAAAAGGTAGAGAAGAATTTAATAAAAAACAAAATGCTGAACAACTTTATAAAGAATATTTAGAAAACAAACGTAGACAAAAAGTAGCTGTAGAAAAAACAATGGCAGCTAATGGAGGATTAATGCCTACAGGTATTATGAGAACTAATCAAGCTGGTACTATAGAACGAGACTATAGAGAGACTGGTGGATTTGTACCAGTTGGTATAAAAGAAAAAGCAGATGACGTACCTGCTATGTTAAGTAAAAACGAATTTGTAATGACAGCAGATGCTGTTAGAGGAATGGGTGGCGGAAACATTGAAAAAGGTGCCCAAAGGTTATATGATCAAATGAAAACAATGGAAAAGAGAGTAGTGTAATGGCAGTAACAGAAACAAGAGTATTACCACCAGAATTTATAGAAGCAGCAGGTAAAGTTTATTTAGGTGACCTTGCAACAGCTACAGGTGGATATAAAACAGCTGATCTATCTAAAGCATTTGGTCAACAATTTGTTGCTGGTCAAGATCCTTTACAAGCACAAGCTCAACAATTAGCCACACAAGGTATTGGTGCGTATCAACCTTTTTTAAATAAAGCTGCAGCTGCACAAACAACAGCTGGTGGGTTAACAGGACCTCAAGCTTATCAACAGTTTATGTCTCCTTATCAACAAGATGTTATTAGTGAGACATTAAAAGAATATGATGTACAGTCACAAAAAGGTCTACCAGCATTAGCAGCACAAGCAATTAATGCAGGTGCTTTTGGTGGTGGTCGTGAAGGCGTACAAAGAGCAGAGTATCAGGCAACAAGCGACAGGAACCGAGCAGCATTACAAGCACAGTTATTACAGCAAGGTTTTGGTCAAGCTCAGAATGCAGCACAACAAGCTTTTATGAATCAACAAACTTTAGGTAATCAACAATTAAATTTAGCTGGTCAACAACAACAATTCTTAGGTCAAGATATTGGAGCGTTGTCTACTTTTGGTGCACAGAACCAAGCTTTACAACAAGCTCAATTAGGAGCACAACAACAGTTAGCTCAACAACAATTACAACAACCGTTAACAGCTGCACAGCAATATGGTCAAGGTGTTACAAGTTTGATAGCTGGATACCCAGGTCAAACAACTCAAGTTAATCAACCTAGTCCAAACCCACTTGCAACAGCAATAGGAGCTGGTGGAACGTTAGCTGGTATATACAGAGCGTTTAATCAACCCGGTGTATTCAACAGATAATATGAGAACTTTTAAAAGACCAATGTTTAGAAAAGGTGGTAATGTCGGCAACGGCATTATGTCTGGTATTGTAGATAGATCTATGCATGCTGAAAATCCTTTTGTATCTGATGTAGATATAGGTACTCCTAAAACTCAAGCTGAATACATAGAAGAAATACAAGCGGGAGCTGGTGGCTACGGTGGATATGATCCTTTAACAAGTTTCTTACTAACTGCTGGACCTTCTGTTGCAGGAGCTACAGGTTTTGCTGATGCAATAAATAGATTACAACCAGCTACTAAACAATTAATAGAACAAGCAGATAAAAAAGCTAAGTTTGACAGAGATGTAAGAATGGCTGGAACTAAACTTGCATTAGGTGACCAACAAAAATTTGATGACAGAAGATTCCAATTAGCCCTTACAGCTGATGATAGATCTTACAAAGATTTCTTAAAAGAAGATGAGAGAAATTATCTTGCAGATATAAAAGCTGATGACAGACTTTATAATAAAGAATTAATTAAAGATGAAAGAAAATTCAACTTAGATTTAATAAAAGACTCAAGAGCTTATGATAAATTACAATTGGATGATAAAAGAGACTATGACGCTAAGATATTAGATGAAGCTAGACAATATGCTAATATGAAAGACGAAGAGAAAAGAGAATATGAAAAAGGATTAATTGAAGAAGGCAGACAATTTGAACTTGATAAAATTATAAGAGCAGAAAAATTCCAAAAAGAAATTCTTACAGAAGAACGAGAATTAGATAAACGATACACAGAAAAAGATTTTATAGAAGTCTATGAAGGTGATACTTTACAAGCTAATAATAGAGCTGAGTTTGAAAATAAAAAACTAAAAACTAAGTTTATAGAAAAATTTGGATCTAACTTTGATGGTTTCTTAAACGGACCTAATGATCCTCAAGAATCTACATTGATTAAAAAAGGAAATAATAAAAAAGTTGGTAAAGTTTACTACGATGTAAACACTGGTGAAGCTAAGATATACAATAAAAAAACTGATGGTACTTATGGTTTCCAAGTAATTGATATTGAGACATATGTAAAACCAGACGCACCAAAAGGTAGTACAGAAGAAGAAAAAGGTGCAGAGATAGATAAAAGATTTGAAGTTTTAAGTCCTGAACAAAAAAGAATAATAGAAGAAATACAAAAAAATAAGCCTGACGATTTTGGCACCGGAGCATAGGAGTCTAAATGGCAGAGTTTTTACCTCTTAATAACGCCGAAGAAAACAATGATACAGCGTGGTACACAGCTGCCGCTTCTGGTATTGCATCAGGTCTATTAAAAATACCTGAAGGTGTAGTCTCTCTTGCAGCAGAACTAATTGATCTTGGAGCTGATACAAACACAGCAGCGAGTGTAGAAGAATTTTTTGATAAACTAAATCCATTTGAAGAGATAGCAGAAGAAAGAGCTATAGGTAAACTTACAGAAACACTAGTACAGGTTGGTATACCAGGTGCTATTGGATTTAAAGCAGCAAACAAGGTAGCTAGAAATCTTACAGCAAAAGCAATCAGAGCAAAGAAAGCTAATGCTTACGCTAATTTAAGAGGAGCTCCTGTTTTGTCAGCAATAAATAAAGCTAGAGATTTAAATAAAAAATCTAAGAAGTTTAGATATGCAGCAGCAGTGGCTGGTGGTGCAGCAGGTGAAACATTTGTAGCTGACGTAGAAAACATTGGATCATTTGGAGATCTATTTGGTGGTGGTCCAACTAAAATGGATAGAGAAGAAAGTTTTGGTAGAGAAGATGCTACAAGAAAATTATTAAACAGATTAAAGTTTGGTTCTGAATCTTTGTTGGTTACTCCGTTTGTATATGGTGCAGGAAAATCAGCTAAGTTATTAGCTAATAGAGGTAAAGATCTTGCTTATAGTAATTCTAAATTTGCAAGATGGTTAGATAAATATGTAAGAGCACCGTTTACTCCTCAAGGTGGTATGACAAAAGAATTATTTGGAGAAGAAACATTTAAAGAAGCTTTGAAATCTAGAGATACATTAAGAGCAAAAGAAATTGTAGATAACATTACAAGAGAAGTAGATAATATATACCCTCAATCAGAAATAATGTTTAACAAATCAGTACAAGTAGAAAAAGAAAAATTTTTAAAAGGTCTTAATGATGTTTTATTTGAAGGTAATATTAGAGATAGAGTTGATCCTAAAAAACTAGATAGTCTTTTAGATCTTATGAGAAAAAGTAATGTAAGTGAAGAGTCTAGACAACTAATTGTTAATGGAGTCAATAATGCTAGAGATGAGTTTACTAATTTAATTACTATTTTAGATAATAATACTTCCGGTGCTAAACTAAACAAAGGTGTAAAAGAACTTCAATCTTTATTGAAAGGTAGAGTTAATGGTTGGATAGGTGGTACTTACAGAATATTTGAAGACCAAGGTAAAGGTATATTTAAATTTTTTAAAAGATACGAACCAACTGATGAAGTAATTAATAATGCTACTAATTTTTTTAGAAGAGAAATTGCAAAAGAAAATGGTGATGCAGCTTTTGATATAGCAAGCAATGCTTATCAAAAAGAAGCTAGTATTATAGTAGATGACATTCTTAGAGAAGCTAGTCTTAGAGGAAAACCTAAAGCTTTAAAGTTTAATGAATATATTAATAAAACGATGGAGGGAAAACCAGGCGCTGATTTTATAAGAGCAGAAATAAAAGAAACTAAGTTACCACCAAAAGAACTTAGAGAATTATTTGGAGAGGTTCAGGATCCAAGGTACTCTATATTTAATGGTATAACTAATTTATCTTCTGTGGCTAGAACATCTGAATATTTAAAAAGAGTGGCATTAAAAAATGATGAAGTACAAGCAGCTGGCGGTAGAGGATTTTTTTGGAATGATGAAAACGCTTTTAGACTAGGTGTGAATCAAAAAAATACAGGCATAACATCTGTTAAAATGGATGATGTTATAAGTAAACTACCAGAAGCAGCTAACATACCTAATCCTTTAGCAGGTAAAATTACTACACCTGAAATAGCTGAAGCTATAAAAAATGCAAACAACATAGCAGGTGGTCTTCAAGGTTTTGTAAGAGGTGAAGGTAAAGAAGGAGCAGAAGCTGCTGTTAGTTGGATGTATAGAAATTTATTACTATTTCCAAAAGGAGTTTCACAGTTAGCTAAGACAGTATTCTCAATACCTACACACATAAGAAACGTAATTAGTGCGTTTGGTTTCGCTGGAGCAAATGGTAATTTATTTAATCCAATAGAATTTTCTAAAGCCTTTAAAGAAGGTATAGAAACTACAGGTCTTTTAAAAGCTGGTCCTCCAAGTGAAGCAGCACAAGCAGCTTACAGAGAATTAGTAGAACTTGGTGTTGTAAATTCACAAGTTCAAATAGGAGATCTAAAAGCTTTGCTACAAGACATTAGATTTGGTCAACAAGCTGCAAATGTAGATACAGTATTAAATCCTATGCTAGCTAAATTAAAAAAAGTAGGAGCTTTTTTTCAAGGCAAGTATGTAGCTGAGGATGACACTTTTAAAATTGCTAGTTATGTAATGGAGAAAGCTAAATTAAAAAGCCGTTATGCTAAAAGAAAAATAGATGTAACTGATGCTGTACTTAACAGAGAAGCAGCTAACGTTGTAAAAAACACTGTACCTAATTATGCCTTTGTTGGTTCTGCAGTTAGAACTGCAAGACTACTACCTGTAGGTAACTTCATGTCCTTTCCATCAGAAATGATTAGAACTACAACTAATATTGCTGAACTAGGTTTAAATGAAATGAGACACATACCAGCAGCGGGAGTAAGAGTTAAAGGAAGTAATTTAGGTTTAACAGTTACTGAAATATTAGAAGATGGAACTGAACAAGTTGTTAAGAATAATGCTCTTGATAGTGGAGCATATGGTGATGGAATAAAAAGATTATTAGGTCTTGCTACGTTTACAACAGCAGCTCCAGTTGCATTAACAGAAGGTGCAAAAGCTTTGTACGATATATCTCAAGACGAATTAGATGCACTAAGAAGATTTGTACCTGAATGGTCTAAAAACTCTACACTAATTCCAATTAGAGATGATGATGGTGAATTAAGATACATAGACTTTAGTCACAGTAATGCTTACGATGTAATAGCTAGACCTCTAAGAACTGTTTTAAATAATATTCAAGATGGTCAAATGAATGACCAACAAGTATTAGCTAGTTTTGTAAATGGAATTAACGAAGCAGGAGCTGAAATTATGAATCCATTTATTTCAGAATCTATTTGGACAGAAGCTGCAGGAGATTTAACTGTTAGAGGTGGAGTAACTAAAGACGGCAGAAGATTATACACAGATCAAACTTCTGCTGGTGACAAAGCTGCGATTAGATTTTTACATTTAGGAAATGCATTAGCACCATCATACAAACAGTTTGTAAGACTAGCTCAAGCTGCAACAGAAACACCAACAGCACGAGGAGAAACATTAGATGTTGGGCCTGAGATAGCAGGCTTCATGGGACTTAGACCAATTAAAGTTGACCCATTAAGATCAATGGGTTTTAAAATTTCTGGTTATCAAAGAGGTATTAGGGATGCAAGAAGAGAATTTACTGGTGGTTACTTTGGTTTATTAAAAGGTGGTCCAGTTGATCCTAATGATATTATTTTAAGATATTTAAAATCAAACAAAGCTAAGTTTGATGTACAACAAAATATGTACAATGATTTAAATGCAGCTGAAGTATTAGGTGTAGGAAATAATGATTTACGTAGACAGTTTGATGAAAGACAAATTAGTAGCGAAGACTATAATAATTTAAGAAGAGGTAGATTTGATCCTTATGTTCCATCAGGTGAAATTGCAAATAAGTTTAGAGACATTGCAAATAATCTTGGTGAAGATAACCCATACAGAGAAGCTCTACCTGCATTAAATGAAATAAGAAGAGAGTTAAGACAACTACAATTAGGTGAGCCTTTTAATATTGATCCGTTAGAATTTTTAATACCACCTGCGCCACCAACACCACCATTGCCAACATCAGTTACTTCTGCAATGCCAAACAACCAAACAATTACTCAAGGACAAACCATTTTAAATCAAACGCAAATGGCCGCTGGTACATCCGGAGGATTGACTGCGTTAGAAGAAGCTTTATTGTCTAGTGAAGAAAAACAAATAAGATTAAGATCAAGAGGAATAACAACATAATGCCCAACGGAGATAAAATAAACCCTAAAACAACAAGAGAGCATTTACTTTCTATTTACGGATACATTACTGGATTAAAAAAAGACGTTAAACATATGCATGATGGTATACACGATTTGGGCGGTAAGATAGACAAGATCTATTGGGTGTTATTGGGTACTGTTGGGGCAGTATCACTTCTGCTATTAGAAAAAGTTTTAGATAAAGGTTTGTTTTTTTAAATCCATTCTTTTAATTCTTCACCCATAATATCTGAAGCAATATTTAATTTTTTACGCAAAGCTTTTACAACTTTAGTATCAATAGTATCTTCAGTTACTATATCAATATAAGTCATAGGATATTTTTGTCCAATACGATCAATACGAGCTTCTGACTGTAATCTTTTTTCAAGGTCATAACCATTAGAATAATAAACCATTGTGCTGGCTGCAGTAAGTGTGATACCATAGCCACCGGTTTGAGTAGTACCTACAAAAAATCTACAGTTGTCATCTTCTTGAAATTTCTTTATATTATCTTGTCGATCTTCCATCGTAGTTTTACCATAATAATCTACTACAACATCATCACGACCATATTTTTTTCTAATAGCTTTTATAATAGTTTCAATATCTCTTTGATAGTGGGACCATATAACAACCTTACCTTCTACTTCAGATAAAATTTCCATAAGCTCTGTTACTCTATGATTGGGGATGTCTTGAATAGTTCCATCATCAGCAGTGAAATGACCACAAAGAATTTGATGAAGTCTCATTAACTGTACCATTACATTATTAGTAGTTAATGCTTTTCCTTCAAGCTGCGCCATTGCATATTTCTTCATAGCTTTATAAAGTTTTTCTTGTTGAGGTGTCATTGTAATTTGACGTTTCATAAATGTTTTTTCTGGTAAATCTAAACAATCATCTTTTAATACACGCATTGAAAAAGGTTCTATTAATTTAGATAGTTCACCAAGGTTTCTATAACCAACCACTATATTCGTACTATGACTACCAAGATTAATTGTTCTCATCTCTGCATACCTAGATCTAAAATCATAATAAGAGTCTGTATTCAAGAGCCAGGAACCAAGGAACTGACATTGGCTAAATAAATCTAACGGTGAATTAGTTACAGGCGAACCTGTTAATATTCTTCTGTACTTAGCAAGGGTTCTTAGTTTTAAAATATTTTTAGTTCTATTAGAAGTAGGTGTTTTGATAGTAGTAGATTCATCTATAGCCATCATTGCATTGTGTGAGTCTAAAAATCTACGAGCAAACTCTTTACCAAAATCATAAGAAAAAGCCTCTACATTCATAATTAATATATGTAGTTCAGTTCCTGTTTGAAACAGGGTATTTAATTTTTTAGTTTGTTCACCAGATTTGTCTGAGCTTTTCCAAAGAACAACTTTTTTATTTATATAGTCAGGCAGGTGTGTAGGTATTTGATCTTCATACCAATTTTTATAAACACCTTTTGGTGCAATAAGAAGCAAACCATTTATCTTGCCTTGGTTATAAAGCATAGCTGCATTATCAATTAATACTTTTGATTTACCTGTACCCATTTCCATAAAATAGGCAAAGTATTCTTTCTCCCAAGAACGTTCTAAAGCTTTAAGTTGATGAGCATAAGGCTCAGTTTTAAATTTATAATTTAACATTTACTTTTCTTTCTAAAAAGTTATATAGTGTATAAAAAGAAAAAAGTCAATGAGCAAAGTTTATTTAGTACAAGAAATACCTGTATGGAGAGAACATGAAAATCCAGAAAAAGCTGGACAACCTAAGATTGATATTACCCCTGCATTAAAGTATGGCGAAATTAAGATTATGTTTCCTCGTTTAAAACAAATGCAATTTTCTCCAGGACCAATGGTAATGGAAATAAAAAACTCATTAAAAGATTTTACAACCGATGATTATTTATTACTTTATGGCGATCCTGCCATAATTGGTGTTGTATGTGCAGTAGCTTCTGACATTACAAATGGTAAATTTAAATTGTTAAAATACGATAGAAGACAATTTTCTTATTACCCGATTGAATTAAATATTTTTCAAAACTAGTTGACAATAAAAAATATATCTTTATATAGGATAGTGCAAATATAAATTTAAACTATTAAACTATTAAGGAGTAACATGACGATCAATCTAAGAGCTGATGCACCTAGTCAGGTGGAAATCACTAATCCAGAAAAACTAACAGACGAAATAAAAAAACTTCAAGACATACAACAAGAAATACAAAACTATAAAGATAGAATTAAAGACTTAGAAGATAGTGAAAGCTATTTATCTGAAGTAACAATTCCTGATTTGATGCTTTCTATGAATCTTAAAACCATGAAATTAAAAGATGGTTCTGAGATAGAGATAGATAATAGATTTTTTGCCACTGCGTTAGCTGAAAAAAGACCAGAGGCATATCAATGGCTTCGAGAGAACGGACTAGGCAACATTGTGAAAAATGAAATCACAGTGAGGTTTGGAAAGGACGAAGATAACAAGGCGACGCAATATGCTACCCTTGCAAGAGGACAAGGCTATGAACCGGAACAAAAAGTTTCTGTTAATGCCGGAACCCTTAGAGTTGCTTTGAGGGATCTCCACGAACGTGGTGGTCAGATACCCTCAGAGTATTTCAGTACATTTGCTGGATATCGAACTAAGATAACTGGTAAATCTAAATCAACAGACTAATAGACTAACAAAGGAGAATCTATGGAAAGTCAAGTAGCAAAGAAAGCTAATGCAGGTGCATTAGCAACAATAAATCTCAGAGCAGACTCTGGTAAAGGAGCTGAAGAGATTAGTTCAGATGATGTGTCAACACCAATTCTGAAAATCTTACATCAGCTGTCACCTGAATGTAATGAGAGAGACGCCAAGCATGTAGAAGGAGCTAAACCTGGTATGATTTATGCATCAGGGTTTAGTAAACTTATAAGTGGAGAAGAGGGACTAGATATTATAGTCGCTCACGCACAAACTAGGTTTCCTGAATGGCAGGAGAGAGGCGATAGTGCTTCAGCTCCAGTAGGAACTCATTTAGAGATTCCAGCCGATGCTGTGGAAGAAAAAAATGGAAGATATAGATTACCAAACGGTAACTATGTTGAGAAAACTGCATACTTCTATGTACTAGCAATGGTAGATGGTGAGTTAAAACCTGCAGTGGTCCCAATGAGATCTTCTAATTTATCTCCAGCGAGGGAATTAAATAACCTCATCAAGAATCTAAGATTCACAGATGATCAAGGTTCATTTAATCCTGCAAGTTATTCTGCTGTGTATAAGTTAAACACAATCGGGAGAGTAGCAGGGAGTAAAAGCTGGCATGTCTACAAACCATCAAGAGTAAGAAATCTTGATGTTGCTAATAAAGACGATGCGTCTATGTATGAGATAGCAGCACAACTTCAGAAATCTGTTTCTAAAGGTGTGGCTAAACCTAAATACGATGCTGGTCAACAAAAGCAAGACATAGTATAATAAAGTGTTATAACAACGGCGCTGAAGGGAGACTGGAGGCGCCGTATAAATTATGAAAGAATTTAGAAAATATTTTGGTGGACTAGAAAGAGACTTTGGTTTCTGTAATGT